CTGCAATATATGGGCACTCGTCCTTATGCTGAAGTGTTTGCCATTGTGCAAGAAATTCAGAAACAGGCTGCTCCACAGGTGCCTGCTCCACAGGTGCCTGCTCCACAGGGCGCTGAAGAGCCGCAGCTTGCGGGTTTGAACGACTGAAATGATTGAAATAGTAAGCGGTGGTATATTTGGTTCTCTCTTGGGCGGGCTATTTCGGCTTGCTCCAGAGATTATCAAGTTTTTTGATAAAGCTAATGATCGCAAACATGAGCTTGCGATGTTTACGTTGCAAACTGATTTGGAAAAAGTCAGAGGTCAATTTCGTCTTGAAGACAAGTATGTTGATCACAGCGTAAATCAACTTGAAGCAATTCAAGAAGCATTCAAAGAACAATCTGCCACCGCTACTGCCTCATACAAATGGGTTGCTGCATTATCTGCATTGGTGCGACCAGTTATTACATATACCCTGTTTGGCTTGTATGTAGCATTTAAGATTATCATAATTAGTTATGCTATCGATACAAATGCAACGTGGTATGATATTGCTACAAAACATTGGACTGTTGAAGACTTTGGCATGCTCAACATGATTTTGACATTCTGGTTTGTGGGTAGGGCAATTGAGCGTTATCGGCAGTGACAGCAGAAGCTATCCGCATTGCCAAAGAAGTTTTATGCAAACCATTTGAAGGGTATGCTAGACGTCTTCCCAATGGAGATTGTCATGCATATCCCGATCCCGGTACAGGCGCACAGCCTTGGACGATAGGATGGGGCAGCACAGGCCCTGAAGTGAAGCATGACACTGTGTGGACACAGCAGCAAGCTGAAGAGTCTCTAGACAATCATTTGTTACACTTCTGTGCTGGGGTATTGACAATGTCTCCAACACTAATGCAAGAGTCTCCGAGACGTCTTGCTGCAATTATTTCTTTCGCGTATAACTGCGGACTCGGAAACTATCGCATCTCCACTCTTAAGAAGCGTGTTGATGCTAAAGACTGGAATGGTGCACGTGAAGAAATCGTCAAATGGAATAAAGCCGCTGGTAGAATAATGACAGGTCTTACCAGACGTAGACAAGCAGAAGCGCAACTAATGATATGAATATTCCATCTTCGCTGAAGATCATTGGTAGAGAATACGATGTCGTAAAACTAGACTACGACAATGAACAAGTTGGTGGAGTAGATTTTGATAATTGCACAATAGGAATTAAATCAGGACAACAAAAACTATTAGAGGCTGATACACTACTTCATGAATCTCTACACATCATTGATGAAATATTCCAACTTGAGTTAACAGAGCGTCAGGTATATTGTGTTGTCAGTGGTATAATGGCCCTACTTAGAGATAATGAAACTCTTTTGCCATATATTAACGATGCCCTTGTTTCACCGAGAAAACTATGAGTAAATTCACCGCAAAGCAAAAAGAAATTGTAGCCCGTAAGCTAGGCTATGACGGTCCTATGCAGGGCTTTGATGAGTTTTTGCAAAGCTCTCCTGCTTTGGCTATGAAGTATGGCATGGTTGCTGATAAGTATATGGCAAAGGGCGGTATTGTTAAGAAGTTTGCTGCTGGTGGTGTTGTACGCGATGTGGCTGCTATGCTTCCTTCGGATTGGGCATCGTGGACAGGTGAGGAAGGCACAAAAAAGAAACTTGATTGGTTTAACGAAAATAAGGTTACAGCAGCCGAGTTGAAAAAGGCAGAGGTTCCGCAGACCCATATCGATTGGGTTGAAGCAAATCGATATAAATCACCTGCGCCAGCGCCAGCAGCACCTGCGCCAGCACCAGCAGCACCTGCGCCAGCACCAGCAGCACCTGCGCCAGCGCCAGCAGCACCTGCGCCAGCGCCAGCAGCACCTGCGCCAACACCATCTCCGTATGAAGCAGTAACTGGACTTACAACTGAAGCACAAAAGATTGGGGAATATAACCGGCTGCGAAATCTTGGATTGACCGATGCTCAAGCAAGATCGGCTTCGGAGCGGGTTTACGGTAAGCAGAAACAGGAGGATTGGGATTATCTGGTTGGGAAATCAGCGTATGCCCCAACACCAGCACCTACGCCACGTCCAACACCAGCGCCTACACCTCGTCCTACGCCTGCGCCTACGCCTCGTCCTACGCGAGCGCCTACGATATCGCCTACGTTGCGTCCTACGCCAGCGCCGACAGCGCGTCCTACGTTGGCGCCAACGCCTGCGCCAACACCACGTTCTACGTTGACACCAACACCAGCGCCTGCGGGCGCTGTTACACCAAAAACAAATCCTGCTACGACATATACAGAAACTGGTGTTCCAATTGTTGGTTCAACACAGCAAGTGACAGCGCAACAAACCGCTACGCAAGATTTGAGTCTTGATACTACGAGGCCTGAATATCAACTTGGCGTTGCTCCTACAGGAAACGTAGTAAAAGCAGAGTCTGCTCAACAAGCCGAAGCAGGCGAAGTTCCCACTGGCGAAACATATGAAACCAGCACAGCATTGACTGATGTAGAAACGCAAATGGCCAAGCTCAAGGGAGAAACTGGCACGTTGTCAGACGGCTCTACAGCGGAAGCTGAAACAGGAACTTTGTCTGAGGGTGCTACAGCTAAGGCTGTTGACGCTAAGGATGCTGCAAAAGTATCGGATGTTACGCCACTGGAAGTAACTGATAAAATGAAGGCTGCAGCAGCCACTGTTGCTGACGTTGGTGGTCCGTCTTCTGCTAGTGCTCAAACTACAAAAGAAAAATTCATAGCAGAAGTTGCAAAACTGACAGGTTCTACACCAGAAGCAAAAGCTGCAACCGACTACACTCTCGGCACTGCTGGTGCTGCTACGATGGCACCTACTACGGTGGGGGAAGCAGCAAAAGCTGGTGAAATTCCTGAAGCCATTGCAGAGCAAAGCACGGCTACGTCTACTCTTGAAGCACAACAACGCGATGTTGCTGAGAAAGAACTTGTAGATGTTGCTCGTCAGAATCTACAGATTACAGAGCCTATTAAGGCTATAGCAGCTGTAGCTGACAAACTTAATCAAGCTGCTATTGTCATTGCACAGCAGGCTAATTTTGACCAAGCGTTAGCTTCGACAGAGCAAGGACGGGTTGAATCTGCTTCGACAATTCAGGGACAGCTTACGTCTTTGATGCAGCAGTTTAACGATGGCACTCCTGCATGGGCTGCTGGCGCTATGCGAGCGGCTAATGCCGCTATGGCAGCGCGTGGTCTTGGTGGTAGTAGCATGGCAGGTGCTGCCATTGTTCAAGCGACTATGGAGGCTGCTACACCCATTGCTGCTGCAGATGCTAAGGTGTTTGAACAGATGCAATTGACGAATCTAAACAATCGTCAACAGGTTGCTTTGGCAAATGCTGCTGCTTCTCAAAATCTTCAGCTTGCCAATCTGAACGCTCGTCAACAAGCTGCGTTGCAAAATAGCTCTAATGCGTTTGCGTTGCAATCACAAAGCTTGTCTAACCAACAGGCTGTTGTTCTTGCTAATGCTCAGATTGCTGCTGCTGTGCAACAGAAAAACCTTGATGTTAAAACATCGGTGGCGCTGACCAATGCAGCAAAGTATGCTGAAGTTAACAATCTCAATTTGTCATATCGTCAGCAAGCAAACCTGCAACGTTCTGCTGAGAACATTCAGATTGACATTGCCAATCTAAACGCTCGTCAACAAACCTCGTTGGCTAATTTGCAAGTGAGGGCATCTATCAAGGGTCAAGAGCTTAGTAACGAACAGCAGATGGCTGTGTTGCAAAGCACTCAAAACTTTGAGGCTGCACAATTTGATGCAACAGCACAACAACAATCTTTCATTGCTGAGTTTAATGCCAATGCTGCGCTAAAGGGACAAGTGCTGTCAAATGAACAGCAAACTGCCTTGTTCAATGTTAGCAACGTTATGCAAGAACGAGGCATGAAGTTTAATGCTGAACAACAAGTGAATTTGTTGAACACGACAAATGCAATGCAGGTTGATCTTGCAAACTTGTCGAACAAGCAACAGACAGCGCTTGCCAACGCGCAGATTGAGGCTGCACTAAAAGGACAAGAACTCAGCAATAAGCAGCAAGTGAACATCACTAATGCTGCACGTGTTGCTGAAATTGCTCAAGTAAACTTCACTGCAGAGCAGCAAACCGCACTAGCTAACGCGCAATTTATCCAGCAGATTAACCTGCAAGATATGAGCAATGAGCAGGCTGTAGTGCTTGCTAATGCTGCCACCACAGCCTCAATGGACATGGCAAATCTGAACGCAAAGCAACAAGCTGCTGTTCAGAATGCTCAAGCCTTTTTGGCAATGGACATGGCAAATCTTGACAACACGCAGAAGACATCGTTGTTCAAGGCGCAACAGCTTGCACAGGTTGCGTTGTCCGATGCTGCTGCTGAGAATGCAGCAAAGCAATTTAATGCTGCAAATAAACAGCAGGCTGATCAGTTTTCTGCATCGCTCACCACTCAAGTATCTCAATTTAACGCTGCACAGACCAACGCAATTAACCAGTTTAATACTGGTCAAGAGAATGCGATGGAGCAGTTTAACTCGCAGATGAAGACGCAGCGTGAGCAATTTAATGTAACCAATCGCACTGTCATTGATCAAGCTAATGCTCAGTTGTTGGCACAGGTTAGCACTGCCAACACTGCTGCTGTCAACGCTGCCAACTTCGCTAACGCACAAGCCATGAACAACATGACGATGGCTCAGTATAATAACGAAGTGCAACTCTATCGCGACCAAGTGAAGATGGTGTACGATAGCTATGAACGTGCAGAAGATAGGGCTGCGTCTATGGCTACTGCGTTGTTGCAGTCTCAGACTCAACGTGGTATTGCGGATAGTGCTGCTGATGCTGCAGCAAGTGCCTCGCTTGGTAGGCTACTTGGCTCTGTTCTTGGAACCGATACTGGTGAAAAAATAGTTGAAAAAATTGGTGACGTTTTGGATTGGTTAAATCCGTTTAAGGGCTAACGATGAAGAATTACAAAAAGTTTATGGCGCAAGTTGAAGAGCGCATTAGTGGCATGAGTCGTAAGCCGTCTAAGTCGGACGGCATTATGGCTCGAAAAGAGAAAGCTGCTAGTGCAGATCAAGACTACATCGACACTATTGCTTCTTACATTGCCACCATTAGAAAAGCTGCACAGAAAGTGAAGGCAAAGAATGTCTCCTGATTTTCTTCATCAACCCATTCCCGGCATTTCGTTGACGGGAGCACCCGGCAATGCTCCTTGGGAACAACCTCCTAAGTATACGTCGATTGATGAAGTCGTTGATTACTATTCTGATCTTCTAGTTGAAGAAGAAACAATTGGTAATGTTATCGACGTCATCAAGCGCAATGTTCCTTTGCTGACAATTGCTGAAGGTATTATGCGTACCGGTATTATGCAAGGTATGCATACTATTGATGCTGGTATGTTGGTTAAGCCTATCTTGGTTGAACTACTCATTGCACTTGCTGAAATCTACGGTGTTAAATATGTCATTCAGGCAAGCGACATTGAGACGAATAGATTTATGCCGATTGATGCTGTTGAGAAAGTGGTGGCAGAAACTGTCACTGAGATGCAGGAAGTCAAAGAAGAAACTGGCGGCATTGTCGCTAGGAGGAAAAAGTAATGGGATTCAGTCTTGCTGGTTTCGGCGCTGGTCTTGCTGAAAGCGTCTACGAACGCATTGAGGAAGAGCGTAAGTTTTCCAATCTTGCTTTGCAGGGGCGTATTGAACGTGCGTCTGTGTTGAAGATGCAGCAAGAAAAAGAAGCTAAGGCAATTGAAGAAGAATTGCGTCAGCGTAGGGATAGGCTTGTAGAGCTTGGTGTTACCGATCAAACTCTTCAAAAGGCATATCTGACTTCACC